GGTGGTAAGTATTTCACTGACATGTTGGATCATGGTCATGGTACTTTAACTGCTAACTCTGCTTTAATTGTTGACCAGTCTAAAAAGCTTGATGAATTAAACGTAGATAATATTAATTTTAATTTAAACACAATTTCAACAACAAACAGTAATGGAGATTTAATACTAGATCCAGAAGGATCTGGTTCTGTTGTAATTGTTGATGATACCATGCTTGCTTTTGGTACTAACGAAGATGGTAAGATTGAATATGATGAAAATAGTACAGACAAAGTTCAAGTAACTGGTGCAAACTGGAAATTTAATTGCACAGTTGAATTTGATAATGTCATTATTGGGCCTGGTACTCCAAGTTTTGATATGACTGATAACACTACTGATGCTTTTGTAATTAAAGAAGGTAGTAATCAGTATGTTGCAATTGATACTACTGATAATTCCGAATTAATTACATTTGGTAGTGCTAATGTTGATATAGATAACGATCTGAATATTGACGGTGGAGATCTTACAACTAATGCAACAACATTTAATTTATTAGAAACAAATGCAACTTCAGTAAATGCATTTGGTACTGCTACTACAATTGATATCGGTGCTACAACTGGTACTACTACAATCAATAGCCCAACAGTAACGGGTAGTCAGACAACACAGAATGTTTTTAATGGCTCTGCAACAACAGTTAATGCTTTTGGTGCTGCAGCTGCTCTGAATATGGGTCATACGACTGGTACTGCTACACTTAGGAACCCAACCGTAGTTGGTACTGAGGCGACTCAAAATCTTTGGAATGCTACAGCAACAACAGTCAATGCTTTTGGTGCTGCAACTGCTATTAATATGGGTACTAATGCAACTACATTAGACCTTGGTGATATAAGAATTAAAGGAAATACAATTTCCACAGATAGTAACTCTGCAACAGAACTTGTTATCGACCCATTCCCTGATGCTGGAGATGCTGGTGGTGATGTTATCATTCGTGGTAATCTTCAAGTTGCTGGTACTACAACAACTGTTAACTCTTCTGAATTGTCAGTTAATGATCCTATCTTTACGGTTGGTGATACTGTAAGTTCTAAGAGTGTTGTTCAAACTGCAGCAAGTGGACAAAACCAAGTTATAGTTGATAATCCTTCATCTGTTGTTGAGGGTGCAACAATTACTGGTACTGGAATTGCTACATCAACTACTGTATCTAACGTAGAGGTTGAGTGGAATACTAATGCTGGTGCTTCAAGTGATGGACAATTTGGAACCGCACCATCAGCTGGTGATGATATTTGGTTCTGGGATGGTACTAGTTTCTCAAAGATTGGTACTTATGTTTCTCAAGCTGCTAATGCAGTTAAGATTAACTTAATCGCAAATGTCTCTTTAGGATCCGATAATTTCTATGATGGTGGAAGCCTAACTAGTGTCGGAACTGGAACTCCTACTGCTGCTCAAAAAGTTGGTATTACTAAAGTAAGTACAAAGGTCTTTAAGACAACTACATTTACTGTAAGTAACAACACAACTTCTAGTATTGCAGTAGATACACAACTTACAATCAGTCAAGCAGTTGACGACAATCTAGACCGTGGTATTCAGTTTAAGTATCTAAAATCTAACTCTTCTAAAGTTGGTTTCTTTGGATACGATGATGACAATGATGCTTTTGTATTCATCAAGGATGGTACAAATAATTCTAATCTCTTTAGTGGAACTAGAGGAGAAGGTTGGTTCAAAACTGTTAAACTTGATGATGGTGTAAACAAAGGTGTTGCCTATTTCAACTCTGATCTTAAGATAACTAGAACAGTTGCTGCTGGTACTGCTGATGTTGACACATCATACCAGATTTTAACCGCCACATCTGCTGGTGTTCCTACATGGACTACAACTGTAGATGGAGGCACTTATTAAATTATAAAGTGAGGTAATTATGACCCCTGATGAAGCAAATGCACTCATGCAAGTTATGAGTGAAAAAGTAAGTCAATTGGTAAGAGAAAATATGTTGTTTGAGTCAAAGATTATTAGTTTGACTCAACAATTGAAAAAATATCAAGATGATGAAAAACAGTCCGCCGAGATTTTAGAACCCGATGGCAAGTCCAAATAGTAAAGCCACTCTTAAAGAATATTGTCTAAGACAGCTTGGAAAACCTGTCGTGGAGATTAATGTCGATGAAGATCAAGTTGATGATTTGATTGACGACACTATACAAATTTTTCAAGAGCGGGTTTATGATGGAGTTGAGAGGATGTACTTAAAGTACAAACTCACTGAAAATGATATTACTAATGGGGGTGGTGGTAGTGCCAATGCAGGTAGAAATGAAACTATTACTGCTACAGATACTAATGATGGTGCTTCTGGTACTTCTCGTACCCTCAATTTTGAACAGGGACGGGGATATTTAACAGTACCAGATCATATTCTTGGTGTAGAGGGAATTAAAAAAGTCTCTAACACTATGGTTAATAATATGTTTGGTTTTAGATATCAGTTCTTTTTGAACGATTTCTATAATTTTTATGCATATGATATCCTTAATATGGAGATCACATTACAATATCTAGAAACATTGAATTTCTTGATAGAAGGTAATAAGGATATTAGATTTAATAAAGTAACTAATAGACTTTATATTGACATTGATTGGGATTTAGCACAAGCAAACGATTATATTGTAATTGATTGTTATAGGGCAGTTGATCCTACAACATTCACTAAGGTTTATAACGAAAGATTTGTAAAGAAATATGCCACTGCTAAGATAAAGAAACAGTGGGGTCAGAATTTAATTAAATTTACTGGTATTAAAATGCCTGGTGGAGTCGAATTTAATGGTAGACAGATATATGATGATGCTATTCAAGAATTAACTACTCTAGAAGAACAGATGTTATCAACATATGAAACACCACCATTAGATTTCGTGGGATGATATGGCTAAGAATGTATATTTTACTATAGGTACTAAGTCTGAACAAAGACTGTATGAGGATTTAATTATTGAATCCATGCAGATCTATGGTCTAGATGTATATTACTTACCTAGAGAAATGGTAACAACTGATAGGTTGTTTAGAGAGGATACTCTTGCTAAATTTGATGAGAATTATATGATAGAAATGTACCTCACCAACTATGATGGATTTGAAGGTGATGGAACATTATTAACAAAGTTTGGTGTAAGGATTTCAGAAGAAGCAACATTTATTGTATCAAGACGTAGATGGGAAGATCTTATACAAGCAAAATCAAATAATCTTGTTTCTGCTGAAAGACCAAATGAAGGAGATGCAATATACTTCCCATTAACAAAACAGTTATTTCAAATTAAATTTGTAGAGAATGAAACACCTCTAAGACCTCTTGGAGATGTACCTACATTTACACTTGTTACTGAACTCATGGAGTTCTCTGATGAGAGACTAGAAACTGGTTTAGATGAAATAGATAAGATTGCTGCAGAGACAGCATACTCTATTGTCCATAAAGTTACTAGTGGAATTAAGTATATTAATGTTACTCAAGCTGGTACTGGATATGGATCAAATACAACAGTAAACTTCAATACTCTAGCTGGTGCTGTTCCTCCTACAAATATAGTTCCTACAATAACAAATACAGCTGTTTCTTCTATTGCTATATCTAATCCTGGCAGTGGATATACAACAACTGCTCCTACAGTAACCATTACTGGTACTGGAACTGGTGCTGCAGCTGAAGCTATTCTTTCTGCTGGAGGTAATTTTAAATTTGGTGAATTGGTATATGGTACTAAGTCCACAGCAGATGTAACGTCATCTACACCAAATGCTACATGGAATTTAATAAATACATGGAATATTCGTAAAGCTGGTATTGGATATACAACAGCACCTTTAGTTACTATAGGAAAACCTGATGCTCAAACTGCAACAGGGACTACAACTACAACAAATGGTATTGTTACAGCCTTAACCATAACATCTGCTGGAGAAACCTATCCAGATAGTATTAGTAATATTCCTACCTCAACTAGTGGTAGTGGAATAGGACTAAAAGTAAATGCTACTGCAAGTAATGGTGTGATTCAAACTGTAACTATCCACACTGCTGGAACTGGATATGCTATAGGAGATACAATCAATATTATACCAACAGGATTCCAAGGAACTCAAGCAGTATGTACAATAACAGGTGCATCTAATAAGGTTGGTTCAGTTGCAATGACTGCTGGAGGTAGTGCATATACATCAGCACCTACAGTTACATTTTCCGCCCCAGATATATCTGGTGGAACACAAGCAACTGGAACTGCAAATTTATCAGCTGGGGCTGTTGCAAGTATTTCAGTTACAAATGCTGGAAATGGTTATACGTCACCACCTACAGTGACTATTGCTGATCCAACTAAAACTCAAGCACTTGCTACAGCTACAGTAACTAATGGAACTATTAGTGCTATAAACTTAACTACTGCTGGTGCAGGGTATGTAGCAACACCTAGAATTATAATTGCTCCTTCTCCAAATGAAGCAAAAGGTAAGGTTGCGAGATGGGATGTAACTAATAAAGAATTAGAACTTATAGATATAGTAGGTAAGTTCTCCGATGATGATACCTTAGTTGGTGCAGAATCGCAAGCTGAAACTGTGATAGATAGTTTTAGTAGTATAGAAATTGAAAACGCATCTTCATCTGAAAATGCATTTTTTGAAACCGAAGGGGATTCACTTCTTGATTGGTCAGAAGGTAATCCATTTGGTGAAGTTGGTAATTCTGGAGTATTCTAATGTTAGGAAAACATTTTTATCACGAAATTCTTAGAAAAACTATTATTGGTTTTGGAACTATATTTAATAATGTAGAATTACAAAGAACTGATAGTGCTGGGAGTGTCGTACAAACAATTAAAGTTCCTTTGAACTATGGCCCAAGAGAGAAGTTTCTTGCAAGGATAGAAGCAGAACCTTCACTAGATGGTCGTGCTGAGACACAAATCACATTACCCAGAATTTCATTTGAAATGAAAGGTATTAATTATGATCCATCTAGAAAATTAGGACCTATACAAATACAAAGATCACAGAAATCTACAGATACAGAAAAGAGTTACTCTACATACAGTCCTGTACCATATAACTGTGAATTTGAATTAAACATTCTAAGTAAAAATAACGAAGACTCTGTACAGATATTAGAACAGATTCTACCTTATTTTCAACCGATGTTTAATATTACTATTAATCTTATAACATCAATTGGAGAGAAAAAAGATATACCTATAATTTTAAATAATGTTGGAATATATGATGACTATGAAGCAGATATGAGTACAAGAAGAACCTTGATTCATACTCTTAATTTTACAGCAAAGACATATCTATACGGACCTGTATCTACTGCTGAGATGATTAAGAAGGTTAATGTTGATATTAGTGCTGCAATGACCACTGGATCAAGACACGTTAGATACAGTGCAACACCAGCTGCTAAGACTGATCAGAATAGAGATGGTACTTCAATACCACCTACACAATTCAATGTTTCCAGTAACACTATTACATTAGCAGGTCATGGGTTTGTTACTCAGGATAAGGTTACATACAACTCAGATCCATCTGGTACACCTGTTGGTGGATTAACAGATAAGAGTAATTACTTTATAATTAAGATTGACAATGATAACTTTAGAGTTGCTAAATCTAAGTCTTATGCTAGACAAGGATATGCAATTGACATCACATCACAACCAACAGGTAATGATCAGAAGTTCTCTGTCATTAACACACTAGATGATGCATTTATTGATGCTGGTGATGACTTTGGATTTAATGAAAGTTGGACTAATTACTAATGAGTGATACATTTGATAAATTGAATAAAACATTCAATGTTGAGGTGACTGAAACACCTGAAGGTGGTTGTCTTCCAAGAAAGAATCAAATTACCGATGTAACTCCTAAAGGAGAGACAGATGTAACTGATGATTATCAGTATAGTAGATCTCAATTATACAGATTGGTTGAAACTGGTCAGGAAGCGATTCAGGGTGCGTTAGAAGTTGCACAGAGTACAGATCACCCAAGAGCGTATGAAGTCGCTGGTAACTTGATTAAGAACGTGGCTGATATAACTGATAAATTATTAGATACACAGAAGAAATTAAAAGATATAGAAGCAGAGAAAGTTCAGAAAGGACCTTCTACAGTAAATAATTCAGTATTCTTTGGTTCTACAGCAGAACTTCAGAAGATGCTTAAACAAAAGATGTCAGATAAATAGAATTAAACGGAGTTAAGAGTCATGGTATTAAAACCATATGGATCAGCAGTCGATATTAAAGCTGGAGCTGGTGCTTTTGCTGGAGATAAGTTAGTATGGGTTGTTAATACTCATAGTGATGCTGCTAAAGTTACCGTAGCAAATGCTACACCAGCAATCATTTACGTTCCTGCTGGGGAAGGGATTATAATAGAGAAGGAGCCTGGTGCAGCACTTGAAGCAGCTACTGCTGGTTCTAATGTATGGGCAACAGCTGTTGCATATGCCAATTAATGGAGTGGGATCTAGAGGATCTTAAACAATCCATCATTGACAGTGCTGCTGATTATGATAAAATTATGAAAGAAGATGAATTTATCCAATCATTAATATCAAAAGGATTTGTTTATGATGAAGATAAAGATAGATGGTTCCGTCTTTGGACTACCAATAATGGACAAGAGATCTGTCTAGAACTTTATCAAAAACAACCTGATGGTAAATGGAAACAAATTATGTCTGGAGAAAGTGAGGATTCTGTTTTTTATGAAGAGCTCGTATAAGATATGTTCAGCATGTCAATCACAATGGTTGGATGGTCAATTGTATTGGACTTCAGGTAAAATGGGATGTCCACATGATCTAGCAGGATTATTGTGTAATGATGTAGATCACCCAAAATGTATAAATCCATGTAAAGGTTCCACTAGTGGGGTTACATGGGCACAAAGGAGGCAATTTTTAGATGACCTTGAGTACTAATTATCGAAATGAATTAATAGATATATGCTGTCGCATTATATCAACTGATGGTGAAGTTACATTAGAAGAGAGAATTTGGATGAATAAATTATGTGATCATAATCGTCATGCAAAGGATCTTGTTGGCGCTCTTCTTTGCCCAGACTTTGTAGACAAATAAACACAGAGTCTTGAAACAAAAACACTAATAAGTAAAAATACCTGTTTTCAGTATAAATAATACTGTAATTTATGCGAGCCCACGGCTATAAATCGTGTCTCACTATACAGTCGGTTATCACGACCTACTACAACAACATTATGAAATATGTGAGTATGCAGAAGACGCATACGCAGCAATTCAACACAGTAAAGAGGATGTACCTGCATTAAGGGAACATCCTCTTTTTATTGATTATTGTCTAAAGGAGATTTAATTATGACAACAATGATAATAAAACATAAGCATGAAATCATGTGGTGGATGTCAAGGTTGACTATAATGTTAACGGCATTATTTCTTTCTATGACATTAGCAGCACAAGCATATGCTGCTGAGATACAAATGGGTGCAGGAGGCAACTTAGTCTTTGAACCAAACGAGGTGACGGTCTCAGTAGGAGATACAGTCACCTTTATTAATGGAGACCTACCTCCTCACAATATAATGTTTGCAGGTCATGAAGAACTATCTCATCCCGACCTAGCATTCATGAGTGGAGAACAATTCCCAGTTACTTTCACAGAAGCAGGAGACTATGAGTTTCAATGTGATCCTCATGCTGGTGCTGGTATGAAGGGTG